CAACTCCTGACCACTCGGCAACATGACAGTTGCTGCTACTTCTTCTCCTTGACTGACTGTTGCACTCTGTCCTGTTGGGTAAATTGTGCATATTATCTCTTCTTCACCTAGCCCTAGATTGAGAACTTGTCCTGTAGGGGACAGCAAAACCAATACATTCTCTTCTCCAAGTCCAGCTGTCGAGGACTGACCAGTTGGATGAACCCTATCTTCGACGTTCTCTTCGCCTTGCGAAGCTGCGAGAGAATCCAATCCTGAATAGTTGTCGCCCCACGTACCGACTCCGTACTGATTGTTGCCCCAACCTTCAAAGCTGACCGAGAAGTCTGCCACATCTATGCGATCCTTATGATGGCGTTAGATGCATCAGCAGTTGGCATCTGGATAGTAAAGGTTCCTGCTGCAACTGTTTGATCTCCACCAAAGTTCAATATTGCCACTGTTCTATTGCCATTAGTAGTATTATAGATCACAGCACCTGCACAAGTAAACGATGCTGAGGTCCAACTTACATCACTAAAGTCAAGATATGCCGTTGTTCCAGAAGTAGTAGGATCAATGTTAGTAAGCGCTGCACCGGCTGCAGTATATCCTGTGCCACTAATTTCATTTGTTGCACTGTATACTGTGGTCGTGGCATCTAGGGTCGCAGATGATGTGTAAAGAGCTATTTTATATGCATTGCCGCCGCTTGCATTAAAATCATGTAGCCCTTCCATTAATTCCTGCTTGAACGATGTACAAATTGCTTGAGTGATAGCCATATTATGCTCCTACCTTAATGTCTCTAAATCTTTCAGAATCCTGCCTATTGCGGAAGTTCTCTTCCATCAATAATCCTTGCAATGATTCCATGTAACGCTTTTCATAAAATTGTATATCAGCTTGCTCAAGCCTGTTGAACTCTGCTACCTCAAGTAGACAGGCGTTCAGCAGCACATCAGGAGCCTCTGTGCTCAGCCAAGTAGTCGTCTGACTTGAGCTTAATTGAGTAGGTCTAAATGTATACCCGATTTCTACCGTATCAGCGGCATCAGGTGATGGCGCGAGAAGAATTGCATCCGCATCGTACCAAGAGTAGTATTTCGGTGTTCCAGTTGAATCACGATCAAGAATGTATTCATCCATAAAAGTTGAATCTTTCTGCTCAAGAGTAGTACGATCATTTGTACTGGCATCTATGACTTGAACACTTCTGATGACAACACAATCTGACGGCAATGACACAAACTCATCACCAATGGTCATAGTTGCAGTTTGATATTTATGGCCCTCGCTTAGGTCAACAGAACGATAAATCTTCTTCTCAGAAAATTCAATGAAGTTATCAACATTGCCCGCCATGGTAGTCTCGGTAGATTCCATGTAGTCTTGGATAAGTTGGCTAAGTTCTGCGTATGTCATGTTATGCTCACTGTTACTGTGCCAACACTAATTGTTGTTTTATTAGGGTCAAACATCTTCCCGATTGGGGTTCCACCTGATGTATTATCCTCTGCTACAACTCGACCAATACTTGCCTCTTTGTCGTTATCTGGTCTTGGCTCGCTCAGTGACTCTGGATCTGCAACAGTCCTAGTTGGGAACTCCTGCTTTGTCTTGTGATCGAGGCAACTGGCACAAACCTTCAGGCCCGTCCACTCTTTTAAAAGGCTCTTGTATTTAACCTGATCCCCACACCTATCGCAGATTCCAAGGGCATATTCTCCGGTTGTGTACTTAGGCACCTGGGACAATCCTCACATCAATGGATTCAGAGTCAATCTGCTTCAGCCTGAGCTTTTCCTCATCATAGACCGGCTTTAAATATTGGAGCCTATCTGGGGATGTCTTCATTGCAAGCATGTATGCCAATCCAGAGACTATAACTGGCAACAGATTTGATGGCACATCAATAGTATTTGTATAGGCACCGATGTCTTCGATTCGCTCTCTTGCATAAAAGCGTATTGTGTCAGTTGCATTCTCTGGGGCTGGATACACATGCAGAACAGGGGTTGTCAGTTTCTCAAAGAAGAACTGAGATGGCCTACTCTGAGTCGTCTTATTTGGCCTATTCTGATACTCATCACGACTAATCCTTAGCATCTTTGTATCAATGCTGCTACGTCTTAGGACAACGCTGCTGATTTCAAGTATCTTTGCGTCAAGGGTGTATGACACAGTGCCCTGTACCAATGTCTGTGATGTGAGTGCTTCTTTCCATAACGCTGGATGCTCATTCTGCAAGTTCTGTAGCAATAGATTAAGGCTACGTTTTGCCGTTTTTAGATCATAACCAGAGCGCTGCTCTTTGCCACAGCGCTCATATGCTTCCTCGACAATATCGTCAATTTGAAGTGCAAAGGTAGTAGTCCCAGAAGTAGCCACTAGGTCAACCCCCTCCAATAGAGTCCGCCCTCAATGTCGGCATTTCCTGCAGCATCAAGTGCTTGAACAATGACTTCTTGGGCCATTAGGTCTTGCTCAACTCAAGAATAATTGTGTAACTATCACCAGCTGTTCCACCTAGGGTGGTGAACATGATATCTCCAGTTACGCCAGTGCCAGCATTGTTCTGTATCCCGCCAAATGATCTAAAATCAAGATAATTGGCCTCTGTGCTAGGCAATGTATGCGCCAATACATCTGCAGTGGCATCGAATAGAATTTTAACAGAGATTCCATCAGTAGCATACCAAATGCGCTGAATCTTCACAGTGGATGGAGCACCTGAAAGCGCAGAAACATCCACCTTCTTGACCGCTGCTTCGTTTTCAGTCCCACCAACCTCAGCAGTAAACTTCATTACTGCCGTCTTAACTCCATCTGCCAATGTTTGGCTTGTAACTGTAATGGCCATCTTGTTCTCCTATGACTAACCACCCCGAAGGGTGGTGTCAATTAAAAGTTATGTAGTTGCTGTGGTAACGCCGCCGTCTGCGTTAGTCTGGCCATTAAAATACCAGCTAGTACCGTCAGAAACCATCTCGATGAAATCGCCAACTACTGCTGTACTAGCAACAAAATTGATTACATCAGCATTGGCATCATAGGGGCCGTCGTCAGCAGTATCAACTTCCAGCTCATTGACTCCGCCGATCATAATATCAGCGCCGCCGTTGGTTGCAATGATATATGCAGTAGTCGGTGCTACCGATACGATGAATTTAAACTGGCAACCGGCTGCGGGTGCTGGAAGTGTAACTGTAAACCCGCCTGCTAGTCCTAGAAAGAATGTCTTGCCGTTGTCATCAACAACGGTCAAGGTTTTAGCAGCAGCTAATGTCTCAACAGAACTAGTGCCGTTTTGGAAACCAGAAGTAGAATTAACTGGTCCTGAAAAATGAGTGGTTGACATAATATTTCTCCTGTTTACTTCAGTCAATACCAATAGTTGTCAGGCTATTGATTATATAATTTTGGCTTAGTTAGTCTCTATAATTATAGAAACTAAATAAACCCTCTCCCTTTGCAGGGAGAGAATTCAAGGACTACTGGTTATGCACCAGGTGATCCATATACACCACGCCAGTCAGACCAGCCAAAGCTGTAGCGTTCACGAGCCTTGAAGCGTACATTACCAGTCTCGAAGTCACCTTCCATTCCAGTTTTGATAGCAACACGTTTCATGTGCTTCAGTCCATTAGGAGCATCAGTCTTCAGGAACCATGCATCTGGGTCAGTCAAGAAATGATTGACACCATATCCACCTGGGATCGCTGAAGTTGAACTCAGTGCATTAAGGTCGTTATCTGCAGTAGCAACACGGCCAGTGCTATTGAGAACACGCTCTGCAACAAACTGAAGGTCTGTTGGGATGCAAAGCTTGCTTGGCTGAATTGCAATTTTAAGTCCACGTTCATCAGTGTACTTTGAAATGTCAATTACAGCATTCTCAAGAGAGGTCTCATTCAGGTCAGCAGCCGTTGAAGGCTCGTTGCTAACAGAAGTTCCGTTGAGCAATGAATGTGATCCGCAAAGTTCAACAGCATCACCACCAGCATAAGCAGAGTTAAATGCGTTGTTGAAAACAGCAGCACCTTTAACATTCTTAGTGTGGGACATGGAACGAGCCAATGCCTTAGTATAACGAGTTGACAGTTTGTCATACAGGTTATCCTCAATGGCTTCCTCAGTCAGAGCGAAGGCCAAAGCAATAGTCTCATGTTGGTAACGAGCAGTCCAGACTTCTTGTGCAGTGTCATAAGAGACTCCAGCACCTTCACCCTTAGTTGCAGCCTCACCAAATCCAGAAAGCAGAACCTCTTCCTCAAAGGCACGATCAGATGATTCCTCATCAAAGATCTCTTTCCACTCATCTTTATAACGCTCATACTCCATACCAAATAAAGCATTGAGTCCTGGCTCAAGTTCCTTTACCAATTGTGCGCGATTAATAGCCATAATTTATCTCCTTATGCGCTAGGTGCGGTTACGCCAGCAGCAGGTGCCAGAATGTGATTGTGAATGACAACTTCAACTTCGGCGTTTGCACCCCAAGCGTTGCCAGCCTTTTTGACCAAGCCAACCTGACGAAGCAAGTCAACTGTACTAGCATCAGTGTCAACTTCCTGATTAGAACGGCCATTGCTAGTAGAACCAGCAGTGGCAGTCAGATCAAACAGTGCACCGTTACCAGTAATTGCGCCAGTGCCATCATGTTGTACTGCAAATACAACACTAGGATCAGAAACAACATATCCAGTTGCGTCAACAGCACCTTTAGTAGCTTGGGCAGCAGGCCAGTATTTACTGAACTTAACTTCACCAGCGGTGTTAGTGTAAGAACACCCCATGAACACACCTAATACTGCAGCAGAAGCCGCGCCAGCAATCGTAAGATTGCCTGTATCAGAATCCATAATTACCAGATCTCCAGAAAACATCGCCGCAGCAGTTTCGCTGGTGATGCCGTACTCTTCCTGACGGATAGTACCGCCTGTCAAGTGACGTACTGGAGTAAAACCATTTGGGCTATCTACATTAGCCATAATATAACTCCTTGAAAAATTTAGCCAGTTCCAAAAGAGGCTCTACTACGATGCTCTGGTTTATCAATAGGCATCGATGAGTGACTCTCTTTCATTAAATCATTATCAATAGCTTGCTGCTGATCTGCAGTACGCTGTGCGTAGTATGCATTTCTTTGCTCAACAAGTTCAACTGGAATCTTAGCCAGAACAAGACCACCTACACCAATGAAACCTTTGTGGACACCTTCTATAATTGATGGATATTGAATGCTACCAGCAAATTCCTCTGCCTTAACAAGCTCATATCCTTCACGCATCTTCTTGGTCATATTTGTGCGGTCTTCTTGACCTAACGCCTCTGCTCGCAACCAACGGTATTTATAACCATCGCTCGGTGGAGGGGTATCCAGTACTGATGGCGGTTGCCATTCTTTTACGCGAGCACTTGTGTCTCGTTCTTCTGTTTTGCGACTCTCTCTTGTTGTCGTATTTGTCATGATTTAA